GATATGCCTGACCTAGATGATTTTGATTTCAATAATCAAGCTGAATTTGATGATGAGATTGGCGAAGATTCTGATTCTGCCAACGAAGGTAATGCTGACGAAGCAGGTACTGGTGACGATGAAGGCAAAGGTTCAGGTGATGAATCAGAGCAAGAATCAGAAGCAGAAAAAGAAAAGACCAAAGAATTCCAATTGAACAATGATAAAGAATCCAATGTTGCAATGGAAGACCAATTTGAACCTAGATGTGAAACCGATGAGGCATTCCGTAAAAACGAAGCCATGCTTTTAGATGAGAAAAGTAAGGACTATGTTTATGTAACATTCCCTAAAGCTCATTTAGATAAGGTTGTAACACCATACAAAAAAGTCCATTCATTGATGGAAGAATCATGGAAACAACAATTAGATGGTGGTCTATTTGCTGAAGGCGATGTGCAACAATTGGTTCGTGATTTCAAAAATAAAAATGAAAAATATATCTCATTACTTGCCAAAGAATTTGAGATGAAGAAAGCAGCTAAATCTTTCGCTAAGGCTAAAATATCTGATACAGGTGATATTGACATTAATAAGATTGCTACCTATTCTTTTGATGATAATATCTTCCGTAAAGTGATGATGGTGCCAAAAGGTAAATCACACGGACTTATCCTATTATTGGACTATTCTGGTTCAATGTCACAAAACATGGGTGGTTCAATTGAGCAAATCCTTGTGTTAGCGATGTTTTGCCGTAAAGTAAATATTCCATTCCATGTTTATAGTTTCTCTGATTCATGGTCAAATTGGAAAAGAGACCATGGCATGGATACTAACTCTGAAGCTGAGATGAATAAAATGTTCACCAACAATCCTGGTGAAGTAAGAATGAGGTCTGTTTTACTCCGTGAATACCTTAATTCAAAAATGGGTAATGCAGAATTCAGTCGTTGCCTCAAGAATATGTTAATGCTCAAAGCGTCTTATGATGACCGTAACACTAGATATGGGCCAGTAAGATTCTTTAGACCAGAATCAGAAAATTTATCTAACACACCTTTATCACAAGCTATTTGTGCTATGAAAGATGTCATGCTAAACTTCCGTAAGGTCAATAACCTAGATTTAAGTAGTTTGGTTATTGTTCACGATGGCGAAGCTGACCAAATTAGCACATATTACCCAACCAATCCAGATGAAAGCAATACCATCTATCGTGATAAAATGTTTGAATCGTATTCTACAAATATCATCTTCACGGATCCAAAACTTAAATTTGAGTATAGGGTTGATCCAGAAGCCGATATTAACCGTGATTATGTGATGAAAGCTACACTAGAATGGTTCCGTAAGGCAACAAATTCTAAAGTGTTTGGTTTCTTTATCACACCAAATAGTAGCCGTAATTTACAAGGCGCTATCATCAATAAGTATTATGATGAAAGTGGTAAACAAATCCATAGAGAGAGATTTCATTGGGAAAAAGCTAAAGAGCTATCTAAAGAATTAAAAACAAACAAAGCTTTGGTATCCCATAATCCTGGTTTTAATAAATTCTTTTTCATTCTTGGCGGTAAAGATTTGAATACCGAAATTGATGAAATTGAAATTGAAGGTAAGGTAACAACCAATAAATTGAAAAATGCCTTTATGAAGTTTAATAAAAAGCGCCAAGTAAATAGAATAGTGGTGTCCAAATTCATTGAAGGCATCGCTGCCTAAGCTCTTGATTTATAAAGGATTAATTAAATCCTGTAAGTCATTGATTTATAAGGGCATTTAGCTCTTGACAAATATTGAAATACCTGATATAATGGTTATACAATTAAAAAGGAGTTTTTATATTATGAGTAGCAATCGTGCCGAATTGCGTGACAAGTTTATCAATGCCCTAAAGGCGACTGGTAAACCAGAGGTCACCAAGAGTGAAATTAAAGACATTATGAAGGGCATAGGTCTAACCAATGTCCAATGGTTCACCAAAGACGAATCCAATCGTATTGGTCGTGGTTTATATCGTGTTCCAGACGCCATAGGCGCATCCAATGTCCAGTCTGAAGCTTTACCTGAATTACAGGCCCAAATCGTTCCAATCGTCAGGAAACGAGAAGAATCTAATAACCGTATTGCCAATGTCACTACTGAATTGGATATCTCGGATTTAGTTCCAAAGACATATAAAAACTATGTCCCTTTTGGTAACTTTGATGATGTGGTTTCTATTGTAGAATCCAAACGATTCTTTCCAGTTTTTGTAACAGGCCATTCTGGTAATGGTAAAACAATGTCCATTGAACAGGCTTGTGCTAAACTTAAACGAAAATTTGTGCTAGTGTCTATGACACCAGAAACCGATGAGAGTGACCTATTAGGTAACTATGTTTTAATTAATGGTGAAATGGAATGGCGAGATGGTCCTGTGACCACTGCCGCTCGTCAAGGCGCCGTTTTATGTGTTGATGAGATTGACTATGGCGCTCAAAACCTATCCTGTTTGCAACGGGTGCTTGAAGGCAAACCATTCTTACTTAAAAAGAAGGGCGAAATCATAACACCTGCTGAAGGCTTTACAGTATTTGCTACTGCTAATACCAAAGGTAAAGGTTCAGAAGACGGTCGTTATATGTTCACCAATGTTTTGAATGAAGCGTTCCTTGAGCGTTTCCGTAATACCTACGAACAAGATTGGCCACCAGTTGCCACCGAGAAAAAGATTATCAAAAAAGAATTGGAATCGGTCAATAAATCTGACGATGACTTTGCCGATAAACTTGTAACATGGGCAACGGTCATTCGCCAAACCTTTGAAGAAGGTGGTTGCGATGAAGTCATTTCAACCCGTAGGTTAGTCCATATCGTAGAAACCTTTGGCATCTTTGGTGACAAAATGAAAGCGATTGGTTTATGTCTTAATAGGTTTGATGATGATACCAAAACATCTTTCGTTGACCTTTATACCAAAGTTGATGCAGGTGCTTCAGTTGAAGAAATTATGGCACCGGCACCAGAAGTAGTTGAAGAGGCTTCCCGTCCTAATGACACGGTTGCTGCTTCGTATTAGTAGTAGTTCGGCACTTGACCTATCGGCAACGATAGGTCTTTTTTATTATGTTTACCTTGAAAGGGCTTGACAATGTTTAATATTCGTGATATATTTAAGTTTCAAATTGAGAGAAGGATCACCTCTCAACCAGTTTTATTTAAGAGTGATTCATATAATGGAGAAAACAAGATGTCAAAAAGACAATCTAATTCTGTGAAGTCTAAAATCCTTGCGTATCTTTCAAAAGACAGCGCTTACAATACCTTAACTGCTGCTAAAATGCAATCAGTTTTCGGTGTTGCAAACCCATCAGCAACAATCAATGAATTGCGTAACGATGGTCATGCTATCTACTTGAACACACGCATTAACACAAACGGTGATAAAGTTTCATTCTACCGTTTGGGTGCACCTACAAAGCGTATGGTTGCAGCTGGTATCGCCGCTATTCGCAAACAAGGTGAGAGAGCATTTGCCTAAAATAGTTTAGGATCCACAAGAAAGGTGTGATACATATAGGTGTCACACCTTTTTTTTATTATTGAAATGGGCTTATCATGGAAATTCAAGTTAAGATTGAAGAATTAAAAAAGAATAAGTTGTTTGTGGCAACACCAATGTATGGCGGTATGGCACATGGTCTATATGTTAAATCTTGTTTAGACCTTCAAACAACAATGTCAAGATATGGGATTGAAACAAAGTTTTCATTCTTATTCAACGAATCACTAATCACACGAGCAAGAAATTACCTAGTAGATGAATTCTTACGCTCAGGTTTTACACATCTACTATTCATTGATTCAGATATTCATTATTCACCACAAGACATCATCGCTTTAATGGCATTAGATAAAGATGTTATTGGTGAAGTATTAGAAATTGGTACTGGTCATATGATGATTAAACGCCATGTATTTGATAAGATGAAAGAAGCTTATCCATTAATTCAATATAAACCAGACCATGTTGGTCAAGCTAACTTTGATGGTAGTCGTTATATCCATGCCTACTTTGATACTGTGATTGATACGAAAGATTCAATTACTGGTGGTGGTTCAGAACGATACCTATCAGAAGATTATATGTTTTGCCAAATGTGGCGTAAGATTGGTGGTCAAATCTTCTTATGTCCATGGATGAAAACACAACACATTGGCACTTATGCCTTTACCGGAGATATGCCAAAGGTTGCACAATATACAGGTAAGTTATAATGCTTATCGGTGTAGTAGGTTTTATTGGTTCAGGTAAAGGCACCGTTGGTGATTTACTAGAACAAAAAGGTTTTGTCAAAGACAGTTTTGCGAAACCATTGAAAGATGCTTGTGCAGCTATGTTTGGTTGGCCTCGTGATTTACTTGAAGGTGATACCGAGGCATCCAGACAATGGCGGGAACAACCTGATGAATTTTGGAGTGAGAAGATGGGTAAGAAGTTTTCTCCTAGATTGGCACTTCAATTATTAGGAACCGAAGCAGGTCGTAATGTCTTTCATAAAGATATTTGGGTCAATTCATTATTGAAACGAGCAGGTGATAGTAATGTTGTTATCACAGATGTTCGCTTCAAGAATGAGCTTAAGTTTATTCATAAGAATAAAGGCATCATTGTTCGTGTTAAACGAGGGCCTGAACCAGATTGGTATCAAGATGCTATTACATTCAATAAAGGTGACCGATATATTGGATGGGCATTAGCAAAAGAAAGGTTAAAACGAATGATGTATAATGATTTTGTTATTATTAGAAAAGGTGAAATTATATGAAATTATCCAACGAAACATTTGCTTTACTCAAGAATTTTGGTGCTATTAATCCTGGCATCCACTTTAGAAAAGGTAAAACTCTCAAAACAGTTTCTTCACATAAGAATATTCTAGCACAAGTAGATATTAGTGAAGAAATTCCTGCCGACTTTGGCGTGTATGACTTAAACAACTTCTTATCTGTGGTATCTCTACACAAAGATGACCCATCATTTGAATTTAGTGATAAACATGTGGTGATTGTTGGTAATGGAGGCCGTAGTAAAATCAAATATCGTTTCTGTGAACCAACGATGCTTGTTACACCACCAGAAAAAGGTATTACATTACCTGAATGTGAAATCTCATTAGAATTATCTGAATCAGATTTTGATTGGATTATGAAGGCAGCTGCAGTATTGACCTCACCACAAATCGCAATTGAATCAGACGGTTCAACCGTAAACATCATTACTTTAGATTCACAAAACGATGCAGCTCATACCGATGCTCTTGAAATTGGTAAAGGTAATGGTAATAAGTATCGTATGATATTTAAGACAGAGAACCTAACTAAACTATTAAATGGTAGTTATGATGTTAAGATTACTTCTCAAGGTATCTCGCACTTCAAACATAAAAACATTCCATTACAATATTGGATTTCAACTGAACAAGGTTCTAAATTTGAGAAAGGCAATTAATCATGGCAGTTAAGATATTTCAAAATGCCTTTGGTGGTAATGCCTCAAACTCTATTGCAATTAACCCAGCTCATGTCATGTCAGTATTTGAATCAATGAGTATTAATCCAGATACTGGTGATGAAGAACGAATGACAAACATTTTTAGTGTTTCAGGTAACACCTGGCAAGTTAAAGATTCATATCTTGATGTGATTGCCAAATTGAATGAAGAATAATTTTATATTTTATATTATGAGGTGTGTGAATGGAACATTTATTATGGACGGAGAAGTATCGTCCTAAAAAGATAGAAGATTGCATATTACCTGAACGGTTAAAGAAACCGTTTCAGGAGTATGTCAATCAAGGTAATATCCCTAATCTTCTACTTGCTGGTGGTGCAGGCGTTGGTAAGACAACTGTAGCTAAGGCGATGTGTGAAGAAATTGGTTGTGATTATATGGTCATTAATGGTTCAGACGAATCAGGTATTGATACATTCAGAACCAAAATCAAAAACTATGCTTCATCTATGTCACTATCTGGTGGCCGTAAAGTTATCATTATAGACGAAGCAGATTATCTCAACCCAAACTCAACTCAACCAGCTCTTCGTAATGCAATTGAAGAATTTGCGGTCAATTGTAGTTTCATCTTTACTTGTAATTACAAAACAAGAATCATTGAACCGCTTCATTCAAGGTGTGCTGTTGTTGATTTTGGTCTAAAGAACGATGAGAAGGCTTCCATGGCATCTCAATTCTTCAAAAGACTTCAAAGTGTATTACAATCTGAAAAGGTTGAATATGATGATAAAGTAATTGCAGAATTGGTCAAGAAACACTTTCCAGATTTTCGTAGAGTATTAAATGAGTTACAAAGATATTCTCAATTTGGTAAGATTGATACAGGTATCCTTGCACAAATAGGTAACATTCAATTACAAGAAATTGTAAAGCATATTAAAGCTAAAGACTTTGGTGCGATTCGTAAATGGGTTGCAACAAGTGATTTAGATGCTAATAGTGTGTTTCGCCAAATCTATGATTCATTATATGACTTTATGAAACCACATTCTATACCACAAGCTGTTTTAATTATCGCAGACTATCAATACAAGAACGCATTTGTAGCTGATACCGAAATCAATTTGGTCGCCTGTTTAACTGAATTGATGGCTAACTGTGAGTATAACATTAGTTCATCATGCAATTGAAAGATATTCAGACCGTAAACTTAAATATATTGATGAGATTGGTTGTGATTTTTTTGTACCAGAAAAAGACATAAGGTTAGAATTTAAGGGCGGCCTAAAAATGTTTCAACATAGGGCTAAAACAACAGTTGAAATTAGATTGAAAAATTTTAATGGAAACAAAACATCATTAGAAAAAACTTTTGATTATTTAATGATGTGTGATGGTTCTACTGTCGGTGTTGTTTCTTTTGAAAACATTTTACCTCACATTTATAATAAAGATGACGGAATCTATTGTAAGATACCACATAAGGTCATAGAGTTTTTTATAGAAACCAAAAATATCAAGAATACAGATATAAACTTAATAGACATTCAAAATAAAATAATATGTGAAGCTTTAGATAAAATAGATACCGAATATGCGGTTTGAAGATGATGATCCAGCTAAAAAAAACAGTCTACCATATCCAATGGATGTTGGTTCACCCAAGTTTGAATTAGTTCCAGTCCAATCTCAAAAAGACCACATGCTCAACATCGCAAGGTTGAGCGCCCAACAAGAGTATGATAGAATTATGGAATTGGTCAATGTGTTAAGGAAGCAAGCTGACCAAATCAAAAAAAGATTAGATTTAACTGATATGATTTATGATGCTCATTATGAGTTTCAAGTAGTTCATGGGCAAACATATTGGTTAATCTATCACAAAAGAACACAAAGAAATATATTAAGTATTAATGGTCCTAAAGATTGGAGTTCTGGACCACCCTTTGATTATGAATATATATGTGCTGTTAAGTCATTAGGTGACCACACATGGATAGAAGTTGAAAGTGAGAATAAATGAGTCCGTTTGATTATGTAAATGCTATATTACAGAATAAAAAGAAGCTAATTGTTGATGAGTTGACAGAGAAATCTTACGCACCATTCTTGGTCAACCGGAGTCTATCATACCATAAAGATTGTATATTCTATGCAAATGAAATGAATCGTTATCATCAAATTGATAAGAAGTTGCAGAATGATTTTTTACTAAATATAGTCAGGTCACAAAAGAGACCATTTGCCAAGTGGGTTAAAGCTGAGAAAAGTGAAGATTTAGAATGTATAAAGCAAATCTTTGGTTTCTCTGTTCGTTGAAGTAGTCTTCAATGAACCAGATGATTTTCTTAAAGTTCGTGAAACACTAACACGAATTGGAGTATCATCTCGTAAAGAAAAAGTTCTTTACCAGTCTTGTCATATTCTACATAAACAAGGACATTATTACATTGTCCATTTCAAAGAATTGTTTGCCCTAGATGGTAAGCCATCCAATATTTCAGAGAATGACATTCAAAGACGAAATGCTATTGCTAAACTATTGGAAGAATGGGGTCTAATTAAGATATTAAACCCTAAACTGTTGGAAGATAATATTGCACCACTTCATCAAATAAAGATTATCGCTTTCAAAGAAAAAGATGAGTGGGATTTAATTGCAAAATATAATATAGGTAAAAAACCACAAGAATATTAGTCGTCAAAGACTAAATATAACCGTGATGCCTTCGGGGTCACATTTTGAAAACTTGCTTATTTTAAGGAGAAAGCTATGACATTAAGTCGTTTAACACCATTATATCATACAACACTAGGTTTTGAAAACTTCTTTGACGAAGTTGAGAAACTATTAAATTCAGACTTTAAGACCACCACAACCACATTTCCACCACACAATATTCTAAAGCTAGACGATAACCGTTATGTTGTAGAATTAGCTGTGGCAGGCTTCAGTAAAGAAGATATTGATGTTTCTGTAAATGATGGTGAATTGGTCATTAAAGGTAACAAAGAAGACAAAGCCGAAGCAGGCGAATACCTACATAGAGGTATAGGTCTTCGCTCTTTCACCAAGACTTTGCGTATCGCTGATACAGTAGAAGTTAGAGGTGCAGAGTATAAAGATGGTATTCTAAAAATTGGTTTAGAGAATATCATTCCTGACCATAAGAAGCCTCGTAAGATTGAAATTGGTAAAGAATTAAATTTCTATAAACCAGAACTTCTTAACGAACAGGCAGCAGCAGTATAAAGGATGGAGGCTTCGGCCTCCACCTTATTTTTAATAATGAATGGAGTATATTATGTTTGGTTCTGATAAGAACTTTAAGATGCCAAAAACTGTCAAAAGGTTGATGACAAGTTTTGGTGGTAGAACAAGAATTGAATTTAAGCATGCGATGATTAAAGCTATTGTGACCGCAGTAAAAGCACCACCACCTAGACGAGACCGAAACCAAAGAGAAGATAAGGACCAGTAAAATGGATTTGAAACAAAAACTAAGCGCAAACTTTTCATTAAATGAATTGACAAAGAGTGAAACCGCTATTCGCAATGGTTTAGATAATACTCCAACACAAGAAGTTGTGGACAATTTAAGAACATTATGTGAGAATGTTTTACAACCAGTCCGTGAAGGATATGGTGTTGCAGTTAAGGTTAATTCTGGTTATAGAGCACCAGAAGTTAATGCAGCTGTTTAAAAAGCAGGCACTTACCGCAGTTAAAGAGAACGGCAAAACAGTTTATAAGCCAGGACTTATTGCCTAATTTGAACAGATAAACAGTAGTAGTAGTTAATGGTTTTCAGTAGTGACTTTTAGCTGAAAGTGTTATAAAATATGGATGTTAGTATAAAAAAACTAACGATAAAACTCAAGTTAGACCTTTGCGTTTATATTGCATCTCTAACGATTTGGATTATAAACTAAAAATTTATCAATCTAAGGAGAAATAACATGTGGACAACACCATCAGCTCAAGAAATGCGTTTTGGCTTTGAAGTGACCATGTATGTAATGAACAAGTAATATTGTTCTTACAACGCAAAACCCCACTTCGGTGGGGTTTTTTATTTTGGAGTTTTATAATGAATAGAATTACAGGATTCACAGCATCAACTTTTGATTTGCTTCATGCGGGTCATATTCTAATGTTAGCGGAAGCTAAATCTCAATGTGATTATCTTATTTGTGGTTTGCAAACTAACCCAGCTATTGATAGACCACAAACCAAAAACAAACCAGTTCAATCAATCGTTGAAAGATATGTTCAGTTATCAGCTGTAAAATATGTTGATGAAATTATTGTATATGAAACTGAAAGAGACCTTGAAGACTTACTCATGTTTCTACCACTCAATAAAAGATTCATCGGTGAAGAATATCACGGTAAAGATTTCACCGGTAAGCAAATTTGTGTTGACCGTAACATAGATATAATATACAATTCAAGGACACATCGTTTTAGTTCTACTGAGCTTCGTCAAAGAACCTATCAATACGAATTAGATAAGAAAGCATTGGATTTCAATGAAGTGTATTAAGAACCAAGCATTTCGTATTGAAGCACTATTGCCCAACTATGGCGCCATTTATGATAAACTTCCTTTACATGCTTTTGTATCAAGGCAAACAGACCTTAAAAATGCAACATTACCTTTGGATTACTTGCAAATTTGGGACTGTTTGAGTTATAATTTTACTGTCATTGAAAAAGATAATTTGCGTATGTTGAAATGTAAATTCTTGGACAAAGACAGAAAATGGCATTATGGTGAATACATGTTCACCGTAGATTTTTGCCAAAATGACCCTGGTTATTTGAATACAGGATTTTCAGAAACAGTAGAAGAACATAAGAGCTATAATTTTATTAAGTTGGATAATGGACAGTTTGCTGCTCAACCAAATAATAAAACATTATTCTATGATGCTTCTTTAACAGTACCTGAATTCAAAATACCAGATTTTAAGATAGCGTCAAAGTTGTATTCGGTAGAAAAAAACGCTAAACATTCTGCCAGAAACAACAATGATTTTTTCTATGAATTTAAGGAAAGAAAAGAATGAATACTCGTGAAGTAGCAAAGAAGTTGGCCATTGAACACAAAATGCCTCGTGCAGACCGTTATGACTTATTCTTCCGTGAATATGATAACATGGTTGAAGTTGTTGGATGGGTTCAAGACCCAACTTATGATATGAATGAATTTAGGGGCCGTGAGATGTTATACCCAAAAAGATGGGTTACTATCGGCGTTTTACCAGCAAGTTTAACAATTGGATTATAATATGAAATTAAAATTAATTACACTCAAAACAACACAAACACTTATTGGTGAAGTTGATTGTAACGATAAGAATGAGGTTATTATCAAGCAACCTGTTCAAGTAATCGTTCAACCAACAAAAGAAGGGCCTGTAATGGGCTTTGCACCATTTTTAGAGTTTGCCTCTGAATTCAAATCAGGCATTAAAATTTCAATGGACAATGTTTTATGTATTACTGAACCTGTCCGTGAATTAGAGAACCAATACAATAAAGTATTTGGTGCAGGTATTGAAATTGCCTCAGTTATTCCAAAAGTGTGATATACTCCTTGAATGTCAAATTATTACACAAGTGCCATAACTTTTGGCAATCACATTCTTTATCGTGGAATATCCAACGGTCAACAAGTCAAGCGTAAAGTAGCTTATAAACCCACTCTGTATTTGCCATCTAAAAAGGCGACAGAGTGGAAAACGCTTCATGGCGAATATGTTGACCCAATGAAGTTTGAAAGTATTCGTGAAGCTCGTGACTTCGTAAAGAGATATGCTGAAGTAGATAACTTCAAGATATATGGTAACACCATGTATCAGTATGCTCTTATCTCTGAACAGCATCCTGAAGAAATCATTGATTGGAAATACGAACATCTTTGTATTGCCAATGTTGATATTGAGGTTGGTTCTGAAAACGGATTCCCCGAACCTAAAACAGCATCTGAACCACTCACAGCTATTACCGTTAAATTCTCTAATGACCCAATGTATTATACATTTGGTTGTGGTGTTTATGAAAAACACCGTGATGATGTTCAATATATTTTCTGTAAAGATGAATACACTCTTATCAAAGAGTTCTTAATTATCTGGCAACAGAAATCTCCTCATGCGATGACCGGTTGGAACATTTATGGTTTTGATATTCCATATTTGGTTAATCGTATCAGTAGAATATCTGGTGAAGATGAAGCTAAAAAGTTATCTCCATGGGGTGTAGTGAATGCTCGTGAAGATACATTATATGGCCGTTCATTTCAAATCTATGAGCTTCTAGGTTGCGTAACACTAGACTATATGAGGTTGTTCCGTAAGTTTGCACCTAATCGTTCACAAGAATCCTATCGCCTAGACCATATTGCACAAGTTGAAGGTGTGGGTCAAAAGATTGCATATACTGAATATGATAATCTCCATGACTTATATAAAAAGAATTATCAAAAGTTTATTGAGTATAACATACGAGATGTTGAGCTTGTTGAGAAGTTAAACGCAAAAGGTCGCCTCATTGAAATGGCACTTACGATTGCTTATGATGCTAAAGTAAATTATGATGACATCTTCGCTCAAGTTCGTATGTGGGATACAATTGCACATAATTATCTCTATCATAAAAAGATTGTAGTTCCGCCAAAGTTTGTATCTAAAAAGAATCAGGCTTATGAAGGCGCATATGTCAAAGACCCACAAATTGGTTTATTCAAATGGGTAGCATCGTTTGACCTTAACTCACTTTATCCACATTTAATGATGCAATACAATATTGCACCTGATGCTATTGTTGAACCAAAAGATTACACACCAAGAATGAGAGATATTCTTTCACAAGGTGTTAATGTTGAAAAACTATTACACCAAAAAATTGATTTGAGTAATTTAGAAGGTGTAACAATTACACCTAATGGTCAGTTCTTCAAAACAAACAAACAAGGTTTCTTACCAGAGATTTTGGAAAAGATGTATAATGACCGAACAAAATATAAAAATGCTATGTTGGATGCCAAGAAGAAGTATGAAGTGGCTACATCACCAGAAGCCAAAAAAGAATATGGTGCATTAATATCTCGTTATGCAAACCTACAACTCACTAAAAAAGAATGTTTGAATTCAGCATATGGCGCTTTGGGTTCTGAATACTTCCGATTCTTTGACATACGCCAAGCTGAAGGCATTACCATGGCTGGTCAATTAAGTATTCAATGGATTGAAAGAAAACTAAATGAGTATCTTAATAAATTATTAAAGACAGATAACAAAGATTTTGTAATTGCGATTGATACTGATTCGGTTTATTTGAACCTTGAACCTCTGGTCAATTCAGTATTCAAAGACACTTCTGATACAAGCAAAGTGATTGCCTTCTTGGACAAAATATGTGAAGATAAATTTCAACCATATATTGACAAATCATACGAAGAATTGGCAGATTATGTCCATGCTTATGGCCAAAAGATGAAGATGAAGCGTGAAAACTTGGCTGATAAAGCTATTTGGACTGCCAAGAAACGATACATTATGAATGTATATAATTCAGAAGGCGTTCAATATACCGAACCACAAATTAAGATTACAGGCCTTGAAGCGATTAAATCATCCACACCTACAGCTTGTCGTGATAAAATTAAAGAAGCGTTATATATTATTATGACAGGTAATGAAAATCAATTACATACAATGATTGAAAACTTCCGTGATGAATTCAAAAAGATGCCTGTGGAAGATATTGCTTTTCCTAGGTCTATGAATGGTCTCCATGAATATAGAGATAACAAACATATTTGGGCTAAAGGCACTCCAATCCATGTTCGTGGTGCCCTAGTATATAATTACATGCTTGACCAAATGAATATTTCAAAACAATACCAAAAGATTCAAGATGGTGAAAAGATTAAGTTTATCTACCTTCGTGAACCAAATATCTTTAAGACTGATATTATTTCTTTTGCAAGTAAAATGCCTAATGAATTCCGTGTAGAAGAATTTATTGATTATGAAACACAATTTCAAAAGTCTTTTATTGACCCACTACAAATTATCCTAGATTGTATTGGTTGGAGAGCTGAAAGAGTAAATTCGTTGGAGAGTTTCTTTGGCTGATATACGAATTATTAAAACAGGTATTAATGTTTCTAAAATTAAAAAGCAACTTGAAGAATTTGCTGATGATTGGAATGGACAAAAGAGTTTGGTGAACACAAGTCAATTAGACCCACACGAATATACCATTACAGCTGGAGTATTACAATTGGTTATGGGTGCAGTTAATCACCCAAGTGAATTCGCTTATAATACCGAATTGTGTGTGCAAACACCAGCATATGACCATCATACCGAAGTGATTCGTTTTCTTAAAAGACATTTTCATAAATTTAGCCGATGTGGTTTTCTATCATTACCTGTTGGCGAAATAGTAGGCACACATATTGACCAAGGCACATATTACTTAACCAAGGATAGATACCATCTTTCC